ATGTTGCGGTCTTTAGTTCGAATGATGGGTAATACGAAGTGCGGACACGAGCTGTGTTCGGATTGGTTGATGACCCAGCTCTACGAGTTGTATACCGCGCTAGGTACGAGCGCGGAGTGAATGGTGCGAATTCGCACCCCCAAGGCGTTGAAAGCTATTTGATAGGTCTGTCATCAACGGAGATCAAGTTTTGGCCACTTCGATCACAACGAACGTGGGCGCCATTAATAGACCAGGGGTTTTTGTAGCCCAGTCTGTTACTGGTGGCCTGCCACAGCCCATCGCCAGTCACGCTGTAGGTTATTTGTTCGGTACTACGCCGGCCGATGAATACTATGGTACGGATAGCGAGGGTATTTATTCTGAATTTCTTCCTTACACCCCAACCCAGATAGCCTCTGCAGAAGATTACCTACAAAAGGTGGGTGGTACTCTTCCGGTAGGAAGCGTGGGCGCAATTACCAGTTACGATGCGGTAAAAGCGTTCTTTGATAATGTGGGTGTTAACGGCATCCTGTACTTTACTCGGGTAACCCCGACCCCGGAGACTGTTATCGACCTCAGCGCTAGCAGCGCTGGTAGTGGGTACAACGCATTCGCCCTTAAAGTAAATGGTCGTTATTTCGGCACCCCAATCAACGTTCTCGATCCGGACGGCGATGAGATCCGGGTGATCACCACGACCGGCATCGACACCACTGACAACGCTCGCGACCTTTATAATTACCTGTCCAGTATGGATTCGGACGGGTTCGCAGACTTCTATAAGGTTGAGCAGACCGCGACTGAGGCGACCCAGGGTAAGTTCCGCGTATTCTCACGCGACAACAGTCTGCTGCCGGAAATAGAGAGATTCGTTGCGTACAGCTTCACGGATACCGGATATGCGTCACCGCTGGACCTGGACACTGCTAGTGTCGTCAAGCTGTATACCTCGATCAAGGAGATTAATTTCCGCTGCAATAGCCGAGAGATCGAGACCGGCGAGCCTTTACTTTACATCGATGGCTCTGCTGTTAGCCTCTTTATTGCGGCAGCGAACGCCAATATCGCAGGTACCTACGATCCGGCTACTGATCAGTCTGATATCCTTAAGGCATACCTAGCTTCGCTAGGGATCGCAACGATTGCCGACGACAAGATCGTCGCCGTCAGCAAAGATTTTAGTTCCGGTGTAGGTGCTGGTGACAAATGGGCCGATGCCGATGCAGCGTATTGGCGTTACGATCTGGGTACTACGACTTTCGCGAAGCTCGTATCCGGCTCCGATGCCATCGTCCCTACCGGTACTGTAACCGTAAGTGGCGGTGTGGCCACTCGGACCGGCTACCTTCCTGACTCGGTCCAAGTGTTCTATGTCAGCGTTGCTGGTGAGAACCGGGCCATCATTGTGAACGGTGCTACACCGGACGAACTGGCCGAAGGACTCCGGGATGAATTGATTTCCATCCTAACCGAAAAGAATCTTGCTCAGTACTATACCGTCGAAGCCGTAACGACCGGATCGAATTACAGCGGCACAAGTTACGCGCCGAACAACGGTCACAAGGTTGTGGACAACCTGGTGTCCTCTCACGGCACACCGTACATCCGTCCCGACCTCTCCGATATTACCCTGACCGGTACGGTCGCTATTAGCGCTGGTACGGTTACAGGTACAGGTACCCTGTTCACCCAAGAACTCGGTGCAGGCGATGTGATTGTTGTGAACGGTACTCGGTTCACCGTCACCGTTGTGACCAGTGATACCGCCGCCACTGTGACTCCGAATACGGTGACCGTAAGTGCTGGTGCGACCGCGCGAGTCGAAAAGTCTTATGCGAACGGTTTCGAATCATTCGACTACGTCCTTAAGGTGCGGATTACCGCGAAAAACGGACTCGTAAGTCCAGTACTGCCCGGTACGAATCGCCAAGGTCTCACAGACAGTAACGTTGTGAAGCTTACATCTATCCTTGAAGATGTGGGCTATGAGGGTTACAAAACTACCTCGGCTGCCAAGGCACAAGACTTTGTCTACGCCATCGAAAAGGGTATGGGCAGTGAGTACTACGCACCTGGTTTCCTAATGGCACCGGAGGCGTATGCGACGCTATCGTACAGCGCGGGCTCTGATCTTGCCTCGCGTAGCGAAGCCATCACCGAACGCCTCAAAGTAACGCAAACTCTTGTTGCGGCAGCCGAGGGAAGATTCGGGGTGACCGAAGGCATCAGCAACACCCAGCACGTCGCCCTGATCGATTGTGGTGGCGACATTGAGAACCTGTCCCAGGCACAAGACGAACTCGATGCCGTCAAACGGACCGTGGGTTCGTTCTACGGCCACGCCGCCTTCTATGCCCCCTACCTTAAGAACCTGAGTGACCGTTTCGTCCCGGCCAGCGGATTCGTTGCCGGCGCAGCCTGTGGACGGTTTATTAACGAGGGATTCCAGCAACCCCCTGCTGGCGTCCGTTATCCGCTACGTGGCGTGGTTGATGTCAAGTTCCGGATTACGGCACAACAGCAAGAGGTAACCTACGCGCTCGGACTCAACCCGATCCGCTCGCTCCCCAACCGTGGCATCGTTGTCTGGGGTGCGCGTACGCTGTCCAGCAACCCGCTGTTCCGTTTCGTCAACACCCGCGTCATCCTCAACGTCCTCGTTGATGTGATGAACCGTAGTTTCGACGATATTCTGTTCGAATCGATCGATTCGGCCGGTACCGTGTACAGTCGGGTTAAGTCGATTGCAAACCAGATCCTGAATCAGTTCTATCGGCAAGGGGCTTTGTTTGGTAATCGCCCCGAGCAAGCGTATCTTGTGGTGTGTGGCGACTCGAATAATAGTGCTACCCTCCTTGAGCGGGGTACGGTACGGATGGATGCGTACGTGGCGACTTCGCCCACCCTGGAGCGTCTCGCGATCACCATCGTCCGCACCCCTGTGGGACAAGTATCCCTCCTGAGCGACTCGTTCAGCCGCAATGAGGAACGGTTCACCGCCTTCCTTGATGCCACCAATCTTAACGTTTGACGTTGAAAGATAGATATGGCAAGAAGACTTCGTGCAGAGATTAAGCCCGGACCGACTATGGACCCGGTTCTTAATGCCGATACTCCACTGACCGAGCAACAACCGAAACGCACGGTATACATCGAACTGTTTCGTTCAGGCCCACAGATTAGTTCTAGCGGCCAGAAGATGGTATTTGCGGATGAGGACTTGGATCAAGTGGTGAGTGGGTATAATCCCACCACTCACGAGGCCCCCCTCATCATCGGCCATGATCAGGATGACGGTACCCCAGCCCTTGGCTGGGTGCGCGAAGTTTGGCGAAAGGGTAAATCGCTTTGGGGGAAAGTCGAACTGACCCCTAAGGCGGAACGCCTTATCCGTGACGGCGTCTTTAAGAAGGTAAGTAGCTCGTTTTATTTACCTGACGCTGACACGAATCCGACACCGGGTCAACTGGCCCTGCGCCACCTTGGTCTGGTGTCAATCCCTGCGGTCAAAGGTCTCACGGCCTTTGCCGAAACTCACCCCGAAGGCTCGATCACAATTACTCCAAGGGAGTCTTCTATTTCATTTCAAGAAACTTTACCTACTATGGCTAAAAGAAAAACCGAAGCCCCCGCTCAAGAGACGAAAGTTGTCGATCACGCCGACGGTCGGGGTATGACTATTAATGTGAACATTAATGGTGTCAAGGGCGTGGACGAGGAAGGACAAGCTATCGAGGAGACTGGTTCGCCCGCCCCCTATGACATGGAGTACGGTGATCCGGAATCCATGAATCCGATGCCCGGTCAGGCCCCTCTGGAGCCGGATATGCAAGTTTCCTCCATGGTTGAGGGTCCGGATGGCGAAGAGATGGGCGATGAGGATGGTGGCGAGGGCGCACCTGTTGATGAGGATGGCGCCGGCCCAGACGGTATGGAGGGAGAGGATAGCGCTCCCGCCGAAGGCGACGGCGGAGCCGAGGAGGGTGTCGATGACATGTCCGGTGACGACGATGAAGCCGTTGCTGCCGATCTGGCCTCCCAGTACACCGAAGAGCAACTCATCATGGCGCTGTACCAACTGGCTCAGGGCTCCCAAGAGATGGGCGAAGGCATGGGCATGATGGGCTACTCAGAAGCTGAAGCTTTTGAAGATGAGGTGGCTGAATTCTCGGAAGCTGCGCAATTCCCCGATCCGCTTGCCGCTAAAGTTGCCGAACTCGAAGAGGAATTGGCCTCGCAACGTCGGCTTATGCGCCAAAAAGAGATCACTGATTTCTGCGAGAAACTGTATGATGGTGGTAAGCTCACTGAACAAGTTGCCCCCATTTCCGACCTGGTGCGGTTCATGGAGACGTTGAATGCGAAGAATTCCGTGAACTTCAGCGAGACCGGCAAAGCTAGCCAGTTCGACTTCATGAAGAACATGTTGGACAAT